ATGGGTGATTTCTCTACTCCTTTGCTTCATGAAATTATTAAATCTCAACGTAAAAATGGTTCTGATAGAAAACTAATTTCCTTTGAAACTGATAAGCTTTGGCTTTCAAACTTCGCTGATCTTGCTTCGCATTGGCATAGCATTATGAATGTTCCTGATTGGAATAATGTTTTTCTTAACAATTACAATACTTCTGTTCTTTTAATTGATCACGCTCCGGCAGAACAAAGAAGATTAGATATTCTTAAATATGCTAATTCTGCTAAAATAATTGTAGTGCATGATACTGATAAAATGAAGTACTATGATTATGGTTCTGCTTTCGAAACATTTCAGTATGTATTTACCTATAAACGATATTCAAAAACAACTACACTTCTTTCAAATTATATCGATGTAACTAAACTTATGTAATATGTATAATGTAAAAGCATGGCTTGCCAATCCTAACAGATCATATGTTGATGGTCTTGAAATTTATAATAAATACAAGCCTTCAACCAAATATGATAATTTTTTCGGGGTTTCTTCTCCTGGTATTCCACAAATGAACATGCTTTACAGCAAGATCATTAAGGTACATTCTAAACTGGTGACGCAACCTGAATTGATTGTTGTTGAAAAGCAACAACCGCTAAGAGTGCAAAAGCTGACTTCACAGAAGAAGTTAGAAAAAACTACTTCTGTAAAGCCCATTGACCATTCATCGCTTCGCTCGAATAAACAATACATTAATAAACTCCTTACTCTGAATTATTCTGATATGACTTTTGATGATAAGGTCCTGTTTAATAATGATGAAACTCTTTTCCTAGAAAAGAAAACAATATTCATGTCTATTGCAGATTCCATGCGCGAACTACGTTCACTACATGCTAATCTAAAAGCAATAGATCCTGATGCTAAAAACAATTCTAAGCGCAAAAAGATAATTCAAGATATTGCATATCTTGATGATTTTGCTAAAGATTCGTGGAAACAAGTAGACACTTGGAAAGAAAAATTAGAAGTGCCTACTGTTTCAAATTCTGACCTTGCTGTCGCTAAAGCTATAGCTGATCAGAAAAGAATTGCTGCCAATCAAATATTTATCAAACGTGCTTTGATATCTATTCCTTTGATGCCTTCTAAATCTCTGAAACAACAAAATAAGAAGTTTAAAAAACAAGAACAACTTAATAAACGAATGAAAGAATTAGAAGCTTTCAATGTACAATATAAATCTTAGGGCATGAATACTGAATTTACATATTTCGTTAATAAGGATCTTAAAAAAGATGTTGGTGATATTCATCAAGATACTGTTAAAGCTTTTTGGAGTGATGGCAAATGGGCGATGTACGAATTGCTTACTTACCTTTTATCTGTTACCGGTCCTGCTAAAGTGTACCTGAGTACATTTTCTATTTCTGAAGCTTCCATTAGAGCATTCAATACTGGTATTGAAGCTAAAATGATAACCGAACTTCATTGCCTTTTTGACTATACTATCAAAAAGAATAAAGTCCAATTACTTTACTTCGCTAATAATATTGCAAATAATATTAAGCTAGCTCCTAATCATTCGAAAGTAATTTTAATTGAAAATGATAATTGGAAGTTGGCTGTTGTTGGCTCTGCAAACATGACACCCAACCCAAGAAAAGAAGCCGGGGTAATTATTACTGTTCATTCTCTTTATGATGAATATTTTACTCACCTAACTAATGCTATCGCTGATGGAATCGACTTCACATTTGATATACAACCCTAATGAAGATGAACTCATTAAAATAAATGAGTTGGCTTTTGACCTACTGTCATGGAAGGATATTGCATTTTATATGAATGTAAAACCTGTGGATTTTAAATTAATATTTGATGATGAAAATTCACCTCTTAGAATTGCTTACCAGTCCGGTAGAATTAAAAGAAAACATGAACTTAGAAAACCAATTCTAAAAATGGCTACACAAGGCAGCCCACAAGCTGAAATGCTTGCTATTAAATTTTTAGATGAACAATATTATGACGAAATCGACGACTAACCTTATTCCATATCCTGATAAACTAAACTCCTTCGAGAAAATACAATTATATTTGTTTGAAGAAGTAGATAAAATCCCATTTTATCATAAGCTTACAAAAACCGAACTTAGATTAAAAACGCATTATTCTAAAATCTTTTCTTACTGGATTGATAAGCCTACTTTAAGTGATAGGAAAATATTCAACTTCATCAAAACTGAAATTGGTGTTGCTGATTCTGCTGCTCATAAATATATGAATGATGTTAAACTTCTGCTTGGTAATGTTCGAAATGCAAGTAAACAATGGCAGAGATATAAGGTTATAGCAATGCTTGATCGTGCTTATGAAATTGCTGAACGTAAAAAGGATGCTAAAGCAATTATACTTGCTGCTGATCGACTTGGAAAATATACCCAACTCGATAAGGAAGATACTTTGAAAATTCCATATGATGAAATTGTTCCGCAGAATTGGATTATCTCCGATGATGTACAAATACTGGGGCTTGAACCTATTCCTGATCTTGCTGCTAAACAAAAAGAAATGAGAATCAAATACGGTTCTACTGCCATTGAAGATATAGATGTAATAAATGAAGAAAAATAATAGACTTTATTTTAACTCCGGACAACGTGAATTGTTAGCCATTGGCGCAAATTCAGAAACTATAATTGCCGCAAGGCGTTTTGGTAAATCTGATGGTATTATTGCACCTCGCCTTCTTCGTGATGCTCAACATATGCCAAGAAGTGCCGGAGCAATTTATGCTGCTACCTTTCAGCAAGCATTGTCAAGAACTTTGCCTGCTGCTGTTGCTTCGCTTAAAAGAATGGGCTACCATAATGAAAGACATTTTTTTATTGGTCGTAAAGCTCCCAAATCTCTGGGTTTTGCAGTTCCCTACATAGAGCCCCAAAACTGGGATCATGTAATGCACTGGTACAATGGCTCGATTTATCATATACTTTCACAAGATGTGAAATTCTCTGCTAACTCGCTCACTTTAGATTCTCTAAAGGTCGATGAAGGAAGAAGTATTAATCCTGATAAATTCTTTGATGAAGTGGTGCCTGCTGTTAGTGGTATGATTGGATATTTTAAAGATTGCCCCTGGCATAAAGGTATTACCATCGTTTCGGATATGCCTCATGGTAAAAAAGGTGAATGGCTGCTGAAACGTAAATCTCAAATGGATGTTGATCTACTTTCTACTCTTGTTCAGACTAGAAAAAGGTTAATGAAGATTCAGAACATTACACATCTTAGAGCCGCTACTGAAAGGAATGTGCTGCAACATAATCTTGCTTTCTTTCGCAAAAATCTGCATTACTATCGTGAATTTGATGCTATTGATAATCTTGAATTGCTTGGTGAATCGTATATTAAGAAGATGAAACGTGAACTTACTCCGATGGTTTTCCTTACATCTATTTTGAATAAGAGAATTACTAAATTGGTTGATGGCTTTTATGCTAATCTTGATGCTAAATTACATTACTATGATGCTTTTAATAATTCTTATCTGAATAATCTTCGTACTGATCATGGTTCACTAGATATTAATAGGGTTACTACTTATTCTTATCTGCAAGATTCTGATATTGATACTGCTCAACCGCTTATGATTGCCCTCGATTATAATGCTAATATCAATTGGGTTGTGACTGGTCAGATTGTTAATGAGGAAATGAGAACGCTTAAATCTATGTTCGTGAAGAATGATAGAAAACTTAGGGAGTTGATTAACGATTGGTGCGACTATTACCATGTTCACCCTATTAAGCAAGTGATTTTTTACTATGATGAAACTGCTCTGCAAGGTGCTTATGCTAGTGATACTGAAACTTTTGCTGATATTGTTATGCATGAACTTCGTAAAAGAAACTGGTTTGTTGAAGCTGTTTATACTGGAAAACCTTTGCGCCATTCTCTTAAACACCAGTATATTAATGATGCTCTAACTGGAAAGAAATATCTATTCCCTACATTCAATAGAAATAACAATGAGTTTCTTCTGCCTTCACTTGAACAGGCTGGTATTAAGATTGGTCGTAATGGATTCGAGAAGGATAAGTCGGGGGAGAAGTTGGCTGAAAGTGATGAAGATCCGCTTGAGCTTAGGACTGATGGTACTGATGCGTGGGATAATCTCTTTATTGGTTGTAACTTTTATAGAGTTGATGTACTTAATACTATCAATATGGGTAATCAATTCCTTTAATATTATTATGGCATAACCGCAAACGGTCAGGCTTTACACTATATCTTTTGCTAACAAAAGGATGCCGTTGCAATCCTTTATGCAAATGATCTCGGTATTAGTTTCAAACGTGCATTCCATTTACCCAGAAGCACACAATGAAATTATTGTGCTGACTTCTGACTGCATTGCATTTACTTATTGAAACAAATACACTCATCTAATTAATAGGAATACCGCACACTTTTGAAACAAAGAGTGCTTACTTTTATTTAATAGTCGCTTAAAGAGTAGCAAACCTATTCCTCCAGGATCTTTCGGTATGCTTCCATTTCATTACAGCAACCCCTCAATTCCTTACGTCATTCGTTATTGCTACCCTTAGACTAAATAATATGAATCATAGACTTTTGAAACAAAGACTATGATAGATATGTTTTAGGTATATAATCATTGTCCGCAAACGCTACCAAT